ACGTGAGAGGTGCCAGTTCCGGTTAGGGTGACGACGTTGCCAGAAGTACCTGTGACGGTCCACTTGCCGAAGGTCTGGGTTGTAGAACCAAGGGCGATTGTGTGAGCAACTGTCTTGGTAGATGCAAGTTCGGTGAACTGGTTGTTGCCGCTGATGGTGGTGGTGGATGTGCCGGTAGTGCCGCCGATGGTGAGTTTGTTGTAGGACAGACCGCCGCCAGCAAATGTACGGGAAGCTGTGCTTGTGTCAGAAAGCAGGATGTCGGCGGTGCCTTTGTAGAAATTCACTAAAACCCCGGAGTTCCAAACTTCACCGCTTGAGCCTGTTTGTGTCCATGTCCCAGACCCCATTCTTAGCGTCTGTCCGCCTGTGTTGTTATAAGTTTTAATTGTTACATTATATGTAACAGCATCAAACTCTCCATTGGCATGAGTAAAATTCCTGGCACTATTTACTAACAGAGCATCTCCAAGCTGTGTTTTACCACCAAAAGATCTTATAGTAACCGGACACCCAAACGTCACACCGTTGCAAGTAATAGTCTGCGTTCCACGCTTGGCAAACGTAAGTTCACCCGTTGTACTAGACGATGTCACCCCTGTACCAAACTTCCAGTCTCCATAAACAAGCGGCGCATTAGTGCTAGTCGTCAACGTCATCGCACTCGTTCGTGCCGACGCATCAAACGTACCGATGTTCCACGCGGCATCGATTGTGATCGTCCCCGTCACGCTGCCAGCAGCTTCATCGAACACAGCAGTATCTTGAGCCAGCGGGAAGTTGTTGATGTCAGGCGTACCACCCGACCCCGGTGCCCAGGCCGTAGCACTCCAGTTCTGAGAACCAGCAAGGTTCCAGTACACCGTCTTTGGAGCAGGGAACGTTATCCCTGTGTTCCCACCGCAGTCACCAGCGCGAGTCGGAGATGATCCGGCAGCAGTACCGGCTATCGTGATATCACGGAAGTCGCAGTCGGTAGCAGAGAGGGTGCCAACGGTCAGGGTGCGGGTGGTGCCGAGGGTGTCAGAACGCAGAAAGTTGCGGCGTACCGCTGTGGCTCCAGCAACGGTTAGGGTGCCGGTGATGGTTTGGTTGGCTGCAAAAGTCATTGTCCCAATGCTTGCTGATGCAGGGGGAGTAATGGTCAAGTTGTTAAATGTATTTGCGCCAATAATGTTGCTAATTGCTGACGCACCGTTATTAAGTGTGACATTGTGGAATGTAACGCCCCCACCATTAAAGTTGTAGGAGGCCGACGAAGTAGCGCTGATTGTGGATGTACCAGCGTTAAAAGTTAGGTTTGTTGACGTTGTAAACGTCACCGGAGTAGAACTCAACGTAACCGTACTCGACCCCAGCGTAATCGTCCTGACGTTACTATTGCTGGACGACAACAAACTAGCAGTGACGTTGTAGTTCTTAGTGTCAAACGTGCCGTTGGTGACGGTGAGTGTGTTGGAGCCAATGTTCAGGGCGTCAGCTAGTTCTACTGTGCCGCCGTAGGAGTCGATAATAAAGTTTCCGGGAAAAGTTTTGCCTGCGCTGGTAATGGTTTGCGTATTTCTGCCGGAAAAAGTAAATGCACTACCTGTTATTGAAGTGCCCGATCCATTTGTCCAACTACCATAAATAGTTGGCGCAACGGCCCCAGTAGCCAATGTCATTGCGTTGGTTCGTGCAGACATATTTACACTAGGAAGCGCCAAACCGGATGCGCCAATAGCCGAATCAAGCGTAACCGTAGCCGACGTATTCAGCCCCGTGTTCTCGATAACAGCCGTGTCCTGAGCGAGCGGGAAGTTGTCGGTAGAAGCGCCACCACCAGACGATGGTGCCCAATTGTTAGCAGACCAGTTACCACCCGCAGCAGTGACCCAGTAGACGGATTTGGGCGTAGACGCAGTAATTCCTCTGATACCCCTTAGATCACCGATTCGAGTACCAGAGATCGGTGCAGCAGTGCCGATGACGTAGATGTCTCGGAAGTCGGCATCAGTCAGGCTTGGTGCGCTGTTGATGGTGAGGGTTTGGGCGATGCCGTAAGTAGACCCTTGAAACCAAACACGGCGGTTACCTGCTGTGCCTGTGGTGGACAGAGTGCCGTTGATTGTTGATGGCTGGGCAAAAGTAACGGACTTAACACCCGCAGAAGCCGGGGCAGCAACTGATAAGTTGTTGAATGTGTTTGTGCCCGACATTGAAGCCGATGACGTTGTGGTGCTTGTGAGCGACAGGTTGTAAAACGTTGCTCCCCCAGTGGCCGAAAAGCTCACGCCAGCGCCACTTCCAGACAAGACAATGCTTGATGTTCCTGCGTTAAATGTCAGCCCGGTTTGCGTGGAAAAGTTAATTGCCGCCCCAGTGCCAGTGAACGTAACCGTACTGCTACCCAGATTGATCGTGCGGGTGTTGCTGTTGCTGGAGGATAGGGAAGTGGCGGTGACGTTAAAGTTGTTAGTGGTGAAGGTTCCTTGGGTAAGGGTAAGCGCAGTTGTAACTGTTAGCGCATCGCTCAAAGACAATGTTGTGCCTGAAGTTGTAATTTGAACAAGTGATGAAAGAGTTTTTCCGTTGCTGGTTAAAGTCTGCGTTACGCCGCCTGTAAACTGAAGCGTTCCGGTATGCGTCCATGTCATTCCGGTTGCAACAACAACATTACCAAAAGTGTTTACCGGAGAAGTTCCTGCAAATGTTCCAGTAAAACCTGTGAATGTAAGGTTCTTGCAATTTGCCGCCGCTGAAACAGTACAAGTTACCGCACCAGAAGCGCCATCAAAGAACACATCATCCGCACTGGTAGGCACAGACGCGCCACCAGCACCGCCAGACGAGGTTGCCCACTTGGTACCCGCAGTACCATCCCAGTTGGCAGTCCCACCGACCCAATATCTGTCGGCCATGACTAAGCCTTCACATACTTAACGCCGTCGATCTCAATAAACTCTGGCTCAGGCTCAGGAGCAGGAGGCGCAGTCACGACAGCAATCCAGTTGTCCCGGCGCTGTTCCTTCATGGCCTGGATCTCTGCTTCCGTGAACGTGTGGTCGTCAGGAAGATGCAGAGCATCAGCGAACTTGCCGTGGGGGGTTTCAAATAAGAAATCAATCTTAATCATGTGTGCTCCAACAAAAACACCCGCCGGAGCGGGTGCTTAATCACACCCCATTGAGGGTGTCTACAACTAATTATGCTGCATCGAGGGAAAAAGTATAAGTTACATTTAATGTATCACCCGATACCACACTCCGATCCCCCGGAGACTGAAAGTCTGCTGCCGAGAACAACGTTCCAGTCGTGCCACCCTTGGTGTTGTTCGAGATTAAAAACGCGCCGCCAATTGTAGCCGTGGCATTAATACTGAACGCGGCTGGAGATGCCGAGTTAGTAATCACCGAAGGGTCAGCCGTGGTTGCCGTACCGAACGTGCATGTGGGACGATTGGCATTACTATAACCTGTCTCTTCGGTCCAGCCCGCATGGGATGATGCCGTGTCGCCTGCTGCTGGAGTATTGGAAGCTCCTGCACCATAAAGACCAATGAACCACGCCGTGATCTGGGTGCCACTGGAGAAATAAACAGCGTTCATCGACTGAAGCCCGACGTTCACCACCAGATTCTTGGACTCAGCTTCCCATTTCAGGTTGCCATCTTTGTCGAGGCACTGAATATGGAAGACACCGCCGCCCTTGACGGACTCGGTGGGCTTAATATCACGAACGACCGCAGCAGATACCTGATCGGTCGATTTTGCGTTTTCACGAGACATTTGTAACTCCTCTATCCGATTCGGATAACTGCATCAGTTGGATTGTTTGGCGGGAATTGGATCTGAAAGTTTCCGCTAGAAACAGTTTTTATCTCGCCAAACTCATAGACCGCAACCGCTCTGTTGGCCTTGCTGCTATTGTAAATTAGCGCCCCTCGGGCACTAAAGTTACCTGACACCCATGTCGTAGTGGAGAAGGTCACAAATGCTATTCCTTGCGACAAGCTAACTGTCGCCCCGGTCAATGTGTTTCCACCAGCCGTATAATTTGCGCCCGACGCTTCATTGGACGTTGTGTAAACGGTAGTTGCAGGCCCAAGTGTGGCTGAATTTGTATATAGTGCAATTTTGAATGTGTCTGTTAGGAAGTCATGAATTCCTTTTAGGAGCTCTTCCTTGAATGTGTTGCACATCCCGGGGGTCAGCATTATTTGACCTCCACGATCACCTGACCGTCTCTATAAGCATCCATGCGCTGTTTGCCATCACCCAACTGTTTCAACAGAATCATTGATTGGGTGTATAGGTTGTCGTACAGCTTGACCATGTCCGGCTCACCCTTGGTAAACCGAATGGCCTGAAGAAGGGTGCCATTTAAAAGCGCAGAATCAAAGTTGTCACTGAGCCATGTGTTGGTGGTCGTGACAATCGATTCCGGGTAATAGTAATAATGAAGCTCTACCCAATACGCCTGATCCGGGGTGGGACCCAAAATGAACGTGAGTTCATTGGATGCCGTGGTAGACGGACCAAAGATGGCGTAATGTTTTGGAACTCCGGTGCTGTTGGGGGCCGGGTATGCCTGCCGGATGAAGTTCACATCTTTGTTTAGCAGATATGAAAAGGTTCCGGTATCAAGATCACCGCCCGTTACCCCGGTGACCACGGCCAATGAATACACGGACAGAAAATCCCCGGGTGCCGACAAATACTTATTATTTGCCGACAACTGGGCCTTCTGATTCTTACGCAGCGTGGCAAGCTGAACAGTGTTATAGATTAACTGTTCGGCCTGCTTGATCAGCGTATTAAGATCCGCATCCGGGATGTTTACCTCAATGGTATCTCGGACAGCGGTCTTGAGTTCCGTGTAATTCACGCCATCGGTCCCCGAGACATGATGCCCTTAGTGGCTGCGCCGCCTCCACGCATCTTAATTCCGGTGGTTTTGGCAGCAGGGCTGTATCCATTACGATTGATGTTACCTACCGACATCTCAACGCTTTTTGCGCCAGTAGGCTCTGCATCATAGCCATTGCCCAATTTGACTCCGGGCTTGCCATCCATCGTGTGGGGTTGGGCATAAACCTCTGCCGACCCAACCTCTTTGCCGCCCATCTTCATGCTGAACCTAGGCATATCAGCCTCCGCGTTTGTAGGTGAACGAAGGAACCTTCTGATTGGCAACCTTCGCCAGATTACGCCCAAGCTGGCGCATCTGAAGATTGGTCTTGCCACCCTTAGCCAACTTTGTCAGCGGCTTGCCCGGATGCATGGCCTTCTCATGCTTGTGAACTGCTTCTTTGACCTTCATGATTGTTCCTAGCTGATGTTAACAGTCAAAACGCCGATATTGCCCGCAAGCTGCTGCCCCACAATTGGTACTATTTGAGCCCTGCTCTGCGGATACCCTGTGAAATCTGGTCTTGGATTACGGATGGCCTGTGGGTCTTCGACCGGGAAATTGCCTAATTTTAACTGCGGTTGACTGGGTTCCCAACAGGTTGGGCACACCAACATATTAATGGGTGTGTTTTTGATGATGAGTTCTTTGAGCAGCCCAAGTTTATACCGAA